GGGAGTAAGAACTCGACAAGGTTCTTACAGACGGTATCGCTGGCGTTCGAGAGGTCGATAGTGGCAAGATGGCCTCTTTTGGAGGCCTCACAGGCGACCTGCCTGTGAATATCTTGTGCACAGAGTAGGTCCAGGCCTACTCGCTTCAATCTATTCTTCATCGCTGACCCGTAGGCCAGCTGGAAGAAAAGGTTTATACTAGGTTCCACGGCTATGCCGCGATCCTTGGTACAATCCTTAGGGACCGTTGTGAAACGATTACCCCGAATGAAGGTCGCCTCTCTAGAGTCGTTAGCGCAGGCTCTCGCCCACGCGGTTCCGGTCCAGGGGACCAGGAACCACATCGCGGCTCTTGTCAAAGTGGGTCTAGAAGACATCTTGTCAGGAACGGTGGTATACAGTCCCTTATCGCCGTAGGTCGCACCAGGGCCGAATCGTCCGTCCAGAAGATCTGGACATGGACCCAGCAAAGAAGCTACTATTCTTCTGACACGCAACAGGAAGTTGTATGTCACCTCATCCTCGGGGGCAAAAGCTTTCCCGTAAAGATAAGGTAGTAGTCTCTGATTCGTGCGGAAGCATTCCCTCTCTGCGAGCCAGAAGTTCTCCATCGCCACGGCCTTACGGTCGATAGTGGTGGGAAGATCTTGGCACTTTCGCAGAAGGCTGACGGCGGCGGCATCACGCCAGTAGTCGTCAGCCGACAGATAATGCTTCGGATCGACTTGCATAGAAGCAAGATCGTTCCACTCGCCATATCTTACGCGTATAACTACGCCAAGGGATATGGGAGAGGCGAGGTCTTCGCAAAAGCGATAGACCAGTTGCTCCACTTCACGTGGTAGCGACTGTGACAGGTCCATTCAGCCTCCGATCGTCAGGAAGCTGCGTACCCGGCCTTCAGACAGTCCTGCACCAGCGTGTGATCGAGGAGGTTCCCGAATTGGGCGACCGCCTCGTTGATGTCCGCGACCGGCATGTTGACCGGCAGCGTGGCATCGACACGCAGGATAGCGACGTCTGCGACTTGGGTACGACCCGTCGTCGAATCCACGTAGGTCGACGGATAGGTCAGAACCACCTCCACCTTCCGGGCGGTGCCGTTCCCGTTCGCACGGGACTGCATCGTCAGGCGGGGGCGATGGTTGACCGCAACGCCGACGGACTCATTCCGCCAGACGGCGGGAGCCCGGTCACCAGCAGCCGGTTGGACACCGGTGAAGGTGACGTCCGTGGTCGTGTCGTTCTTTTTGACGGTCATATTTGCCAAAGAAGGCATGGTGTAAACCTTTCCAATAGGAAGGAGCTACTCTCGTAGCATTTTGGTGAGAAGTGCGATCGCAGTAGCGGCTCGCGCGGGCGACAGCCGTTCAGGCATGTCGAACGTCAACGTAGGCCCTGGTAAGGGACCGGTCAACCGCTCACATTGAATCACTTCACCGGAGAAGGCCCAAGCAGCGCTTGAGCTAAATCCCTGATTAGGTGACGCGTTGTGAGATTGCTGCCAACTGAGAAAAGACGTCCGATAAGGACGTTCTACGACGGCCCCCGGAAAGGGGTAGAGATTCGAAAGAAACTCGCCGACGTTAGCGAACCAGTCAACTAAAAAGCTGAACGGGATCGCTTCCCAGATGAAGCTCGCTGGGTTTACAAGACCCAGCTGATCGGCCAGTAGCAACTGAGGGTTTACAACCCGCAAATCGCAACCAACTCGCCAACCTATCTCCAGCCGGTGACTAACCCGGACTGTGACGGCTCCTTGGTTAAGCGGTGGATCACTCCACTTTTTAACTAGGACCTCTTTG